ATAACTGCCAGTATCAACGTAATCAGTAATGTCGCCAGCAGCAATTCCTTCGCTAACCAGACCAGCAAACTCGTTTCCACTTTCTTTAATTACAGTATCTAAAAAACTCATAATAACTCCTATTCAAAAAAACTGCTAATAGAAACTTTCTTTTCGTGGGTCCACCCCACACATTCTAACACATTCTTGAGAGGTTCCAAGAACGACTTTTCAAATTGTGTTTGATAATCAACATATTTTTCAATACCAAACTCTTTAGGCAACTCACCAAAAAAACTAATACAGTTCTCGTGAATTGGATTGGGAGTCTTGAGATACATGAACTTAATTTTCTCCCCTTCTTGAATAAGAGGATGCTTATTCTCTACCTTATGTTTTTTCACATAATGATTGTAGAGCAATGCTCCCCGCACAGCAATGGGAGTTCCCTTTTGATAGATTTCAGTTGGGTGTCTGTACTTAGCAAGGTTGTTAACTCCTCTCGGGAAAGCAACCTCTTGATAAGGTCGCATTCTCGCTTCTGTTCGCACGACATTGATAAAATTGATAAGTTCATCATTTGTCTTGCCGATAATAATCTTAAATGCTGCATACAATTTGTCCCTAAAATACGCTGGAGTAGATGACCTAGCTGTCTCAAGACCCATGATCTTCATCTTGGGTTCCTTGTATCTAACACCTTCACTGTCCCAGACATTGAGAATGTAACGCTTCTTCGCAGTCCAGATACCGCGGTCAGCAATATTCTCACGCTTCATTTTCATTTTTTGTTCATATGCCGAAACGTAATCCGCAAGTTCCTGATAAGACTGTTCGATGAATGGTTCCAACTTGTCTTCACAGATCTTGTCAAGTATCCCCACAATTGCTGCTTTGTCGCCAGACTTATTAGCAAAAAATTTACTAACAAGAGGTCCAAGATTAAGATAGATTGAGTCGGTATCGCTAGCGATGACATAATCTACTGCCTCCGTTTGCAAAAGTTTATTTAGATACCCATTCATCTTGTTCTCAATCCAACGAATAGATGTTTGACCAGACAAAGTAATCGCTTCAGCATTAGCAAGACGATAATATCTAAAGTGCTCATTGCCAATGGCACCATAAGCAGAGTTCAAAGAGATCTTCTTTGCCATCTGAATATTATTGCAGCGGGCAATCTCTTTCATGAGTTCCACAGTAGGAGTTTTCTCATACTGTTTCTTAGCAGCAATCATCTTTTTCTTGAAGATGACACGACTATCATACATCTTCTTCATCATCTCAGGCAAGAATCCATGCTTATCTTTACGATACTGTGCTCCATTGGCACACACAGCATACTCACCACCAATCTCTATCTCCTGAGAAAGTATCTTATCAACTGATGCCGTTGAGTGACGGGTATCCTGTAACGTCTCGGGAGAGATGTTGTACTGCATGATAAGATGAGGATACAAAGAATTAAGGTCGAAACTAACAACCCAATCATAGAACCCTGGTTTTGGTTCTTTGACATATGCACCTGCGTATTTTTGAGATTTGGTTGCCTCGCGTTTAGGAGGAATAGCAATCTTTCGCTTTAGAAGCTCACAATATATGTAGTTATCCCACATACGCACCTGAGAAAATACATCCTCATAGTTCACCTTAGCATCATATGCCATAGTGAATGCCAATTCAATTAACTTCATCTTATCATCCAGTTTATCTACCAGACGAACGTCATGAATATTATACTCAATAAACTTTTGCCAGTCCTTCTCATAGAACTCTTTGAATGTATCAAACTCAGAGTGATCGAGTTTCTTCTCATCTAGTTCAACAGAACAAATATGATCTAATCGATAACTTTCTTGGTTCGTATAAGTAAACTTCTTATAAAGTTCTAAGTAGTCAAGAGTAGAGATGCCAAGAGTATCAATAGCAAACTGTTTACGACCTTTGATATAAATTTCACGTTGAGACACCAATCTCCATGGAGATAAAAGTTTTGTAAACTTTTCCCCAAGAATACGATCAATACGGTTGTGAATATACGGCATATCAAATAGCTGCACATTCCAACCAGTAATTACATCAGGATAGTTTTCTTGCCAATATTCAAGGAAGGCACCCAACATACTTTCTTCAGATCTGAAGTGCATGTAATCGACCATAGGGTCTTTGTTATTGAATGCTTTTGCTCCCCAAACTGTAATACGTCCAGAGAAACTATCTTTGAGTGAGATAGCAAGAATTTCTTGGTCAGCAGTTTCGATATTAGGGAAACCGTTTTCTGCTGCTGTCTCGATGTCAATTGTGAATACACGAATCTTACTGGAATCGAACTTAAGTTCTTCCTCAGGATGTTGCTCAGCGATGTATTGATATAAGAATCTAGAGTTTCCATAAATGTCAAAGTCATCTACTTCTTTGTATTGTTTTACAAAGTCTCTTGCTTCTGTAATAGATCCGAACTGATGAGGTTCTACACAATCACCTTCCAGAGTGCGCCACTCGGAATAATTCTTTGTAGGCAAATACAGCGTGGGGTTGAAAGGAACCCTCACGCTGTAACGATTGCCATTTTCATAACCACGTACAAGCAGACGGTTGCCTGCTTGCTCAACACTAGTGTAAAACTTCATTCAACAGATGGCAGGGATTCAATATAACGAGCAAGAAGTGTCTTGCTAGGATTCACTATAGTGGTGATGTCAGTGGATCTCACCACAACCTCACGATCATCAGACCAATGAGGCCATGGATCAATTCCACCATCACAGTCTACTACATATGGGTCGCGTAGGATACAGTCAGGGTCACCTGGCAAAGCGTCCCCCTCAACTTCTTCTACTTGAGCGATAATCCACTCATTCGCCAGCTTTAACAGGTTCGCTGCTATTTCCATCTTGCACTCCTGCCGACACTACTCCATCTTGTTCATTGTTTACTTCTTCAACCAATTTAACTTCTGCAATTTTTGCAACGTATGCATCCTTCAAACCTTCTTCAGGTTCACCAATTGTCATTACAGAATCATAAGGAAGTTTAAATTGATTATCGGAAGAATAAGGATTCCACTTACTAAACTTAACTTGAAGTTCAGCACCAGCTTCTTCTACCATATATTGTGGAGCAGCATTAACAAGAGAAAGTTCATAAGGTCTTTCTACAAGAAGACAAATACCTTTACGGTCTTCTCCCTCACCATCATAAACTTCTTTCAATTCAGAAATAATAATGGTTCCTGTTTTCAAAGTTGTAATTTTAATACTCATTTTTTGTTTGCAATTTTACTAATAATAACATCAAGAAAGGGTGCCGTCAAGCACCCTTCGATTCTATTTAGAACCAAACTTTTCTTTTCTGTTTTTCGGGTAACTGTTTAACAAGAGTGATTGTAAGAAGACCATCAATAAATTTTACCTCTTCAACTTCTACATCATCTGCCATCTGCCAGTTACGAGCAAATGTTCTATACGAAATTCCTTTGTGGGAATAGTTACGTTCTTTCTCTTCTGGTGCTTTCTTAGCAGAAACTGTCAGAACATTTCGTTCTGTTGTGACTTCAATATTTTCTCCTGAAAATCCAGCAAGAGCGACTTCCAGTAATGTTCTACCATCACCTCCATCGACCACATTGTAAGGTGGGTAATTTGATCCACTTCCTGCAAGAGCTTCAAGTCTGCTGAATGTTTCATCTAATCCAAGAGAATATGGGGTATATGTGTTAAATGTTACCATGTCCTTTAAAAGCGACGTTTACGTGTGACCAATTAAGCATCACACTACTATTTAACGATAACTACTTAACTTTTAATAACGGTTTTCCTTATTAAAAGATACGGTTTACTCAACCACCTGTTTTCTTTTACCAATGTTGTACTTACTTTCCAGAGTCCATTCTTCTTTTTCTTTGAAAGCAAGAACTTTGATTTGATTTAATGGTGCTAAATCATCAAGTTTTCCTTCACTAGTCTGTGGAACAGAAACTAATCCCCAATCAGAAAGGAGTTTAATAATTCTATTTCTACGCTGCAAATCATTTAAAGAAAAATTAGTATTTTTACCATCAAGAGCAAACAACTCTTTGAAGTGAACAATATAATACCTACCTTGTTTATGCAAGATATGGCATGATTGATAAATCTTTTTTTCTTTTCTAGATGCTACACCAATTCTGGTAAGCGTTTCTCTCACTTTTAAAAAATCATCTGGTTCATTCAGAACCACTTCAACCATATCAGTTGGTTTCCACTGGATTACAGTATC